GGAGGTGAGAGAGGGCGCGTTCACACAGAGTCAGATATCCAGTCGCTACGGCATGAGTAGATGGGACCAATGCCTTAGATAGCTGGTAATTGAATTCATTTCTGCACGCCTCGATGCACTGGCGGGCGAGCTTGAGATGGTCGGTTAGCGCTTCGATTTTCTTAGCCTCGTTACCCAGTTCGACTTCCAGCATTCGAATGACGATATCGTCGATGCTGTCTTTTGCCTCCTGTATGGATGCGGCCCACCTGGTATTGTCGTCAGGCTCGTCACTGAAGTATAATCTAACGGCGTTCTTGCCGTAGTACTTCAGTACCCATGGCTCGGTGTCGGGCTCGATGTGCCAGCCGCGATATTGTGTCTTGTTGCTCATAGTGCGTATTTTCATATTCCATCGCCCCGAAGGGCTGGTGCGATTAACGACTACTTAAGATCTGCTAAGAAAGCAGGAACGTCCTTTGCGTCTACTTGCGCTTCTTGGCCACCACATTGTGCATAAGCGCTAAGCGTAACGCCATTGTGTTTAACGATGGCCAGTGTGGCGTCCATGCCTTGGAACTTGCCACTGAGGGTTTCGATTTCGAAAGCGGCATTGAAATCGACAAAGTGCTGATCGTCGAAACGAAAACCCTTTTCATAGATGCCAAGCTCGATAGCCTTTGCAAGTACTGCTTTGTTTTCAAATGCGGGGTTCATTGTCGTTTTCATAATCGTTTCGTTTTGTTGTTTCTGATTGACTATGTAAATATACACAATAGTTGACAGATGTCAATAGGTGAATGAAATATTTTTTCAGAATCGTTGAAATCAGCCTAATTTCGAAGATTTAAATCTAAAAATATTTTTCTTGGAAAGTTGTCTTTTGTCAATTTATCTTTGCGTATGCGAATAGAGACGGAAAGACTGGTGACAGTTAAGAACTTCGGGGCGGCCCTGGGCGTATCCAGGCAGCGGGCATACAAGCTTATAGAGGATGGGCGGATTGACACTATATTAATAGACGGCGTAAAGTTTGTCGATAAAAATAAATACAAGCATTTGCTTGACAGATGTCAATAAGTCGCTATATTTGTATTCATAACACGGGGGACAGCGCAACCTGAACAGCAATAGTATGAAAAGAAAGAGTGTAACAGCGAACTACGAGTTCACAACCGGCGATGAACGATACCGCGACAGCATGCCGGTGACGCTCAAGTACGACCACGAGGGTCAGTTCACGGAAGAAGAGGAATCGAAACAGGCAATCGAAGAGGTAACCAAGTGGTTTGACGGCCGATACCCGGAGGCGGTTCTGCAGTCGGTGGTGATCAATCACCCCATCACGGTGGTGCTGAAGAAGGATTACGACCCGACGCACAACAAGGTTGGCAACTGCGGTTACCGAGTGTCAGGCCCTGGCATCGACATTCCCTTCGGTTGGTTCACAGCCAAGGACTTCCCCTTCGTCGACCCCGCCACGGCGGCCGAGCCCGACGGCGAACTCAGCGACCTCGTACTGATCGATTTGGACGGAAATCAGGAGAATTTCGTCACTGGCCTCTATCACTTTCCGTATACTCTGGACGGGGAACACACAGAAGGGTGGTGGAGAGTGGACCCGTTCTATCAGGAATCGCTCAACCTTAAGAAGATGCGGTGGAGCTACCTGGATCTTGGACGGTACAAGAAAAAGTAACAATAACCACCCGGGGGCTCAGTGGGCAATGGTAACGGCGGAGTAAGTAGGCATCCGAGCGCGGTAGAGGCGGTGGCGGAATTGGTATACGCACTGGCGGGTGGATAAAAGGGTAAGCGTAAAATTGCACTGCCCGGCTCAGGCTCCACGACCGGCATATTGCAGGTTCGACTCCTGGCCCGCCGATACTGCGCGAAATATTGAAGACAAAACTCCCGCATAGGGTTCCCGGGTCGGCATAACAAGTTGAGGGGGCCGGCCCGGTTTTTAATGAAGGAAATTATGGAAGATAAGCTCGACACGGAATTACCTGAAAACTGCCAGACATGGGTAGATCTCCTATCTCGACTAAAGGAGTCGCAACACATTGAGAAAGCAAATCAAGTTCTTTACAAGGTCGTCATGCCTGGTCAGGAGACTAAGGAATATACCTTCAAAATTGATTTCATCAAAGCCCGCTGCTACGACGAGATCATCGCAGGGTATCGGGCAGCGTCACACTTTGATAACGACTATTCTTCCGGGGCACCTTCAGCAATTCAGGCCCAGGAAAGGCTTGACAAGCTGGTCGGATATGAACGGCCTTACTCGGATTATTAAAGATAAACACTGGCGGGCCACGCTCATGATGGTAAGCGGACGTACAGGCACAGCGCCATTTACCGGGCGGGAGCAATCCTGCCGGTTTTAAATATGCAATTATGGACAGAATTAAGGAATTAATGAAGCAACGCGAGGCGATGAGAAAGTCGGCCTGGATCGCCAACGTGAAACGAATTCTATCCTATACTGACCAACAAGCGGAAGAAGCGTACAATCGAATATTCAAATCGTAAAACTCATGACCATACAAGAACAAAAACTGAAACTGAAACTCGCCGATCATATTAACGAGTTCTTTGAGTCTGACGAATGGGCCGATGGTACAATCGGAATTGTGCCTGAAAACGTAACGGAGCTTATGGCTGACGCGGCTTTTGGCATCCTGCTAGCCGCCCAAGGAACCAATAAGTATCGCGACGAAAACCCGGATTAACAATGACAGAAACAGCAGCAGTAAATTCAGTAGTTCTATGGCAATCGCAGGAGGACGGTCTAGCCGAGCCCGCTATCCTCATCGAACCGTACTACGACGTGATACGCGTAGGGTCTTCAACAGGACACATTCAACTCAACTACGAATCGCTGGAGGAGTTCATCAAGGCGCTGCGACAGGCGGCGAAAAACAGGAAGGTATAATGCAGTCCACCATCTCCATAACCAAGCGCGGCCATATGATTACATTCACCGCCATCCTCGAATCCGAGCTGGAGCATGGCATGTACTACGACGAAGAAAAGACCCTGTACCTACCGCGCCGCGACTTTGATGCCTGGAACAGCAAAGAACTGTCCGGAGATGTAAACGCCCGGGAAAAATTCATTCAAACACTTGAAAAGATATGAAAGGACGTTTCAGAAAGGGGAAAAAGGCGTTCCGTGGGACTTCCGGATCATCCCGGCAGCGCCGGTTCGAGTCCAGATATCAGGCGTGGTTACTCAGGAGGGAGCAAGGCAAAAAGATCAGCGTACGACTCGTCATGGCTGGTATTTCTGCGGCTTTGGGCGCTATGCGATCCGCCACTATCCAATCTCAGATGATCAGCGCTGAATCGAAAGCTATTGCACATGCCAATAATGCAATAGAAACTGCCAATGCGGTAACCAAGGCGCTTAACTTCGAATTATGAGAATCCGTTTTGATTACCAGGTCTCCGTTGCCGATTATAGCCATGGATTCACATTTCAATTTAAATTGTTTGTGACGATAGAAGGCTGGAAGGTCATCACATATACAGCGGAGCACCCTTCAAAGAGGGAAGCCGCCAGGCAGGCTATAGAGCTGTTTGCTGCCGCACATACGCCATTAACAGGAAATGTCGAAATTGACTTGTTCAGATTTCAATTCAGCCGGAAAGATCGCCGACTGGTATTCATTACCGACCACCTCCCCGACGACGAAATAAAGCAAACTATCTTACAAGTTCTGGAGTTCAGAATGAGTCCTGTTTTTGATACTAAAAACGCAGTATTTCCGCGAAATTGAAGCGGGCACAAAGACATCAGAGTATCGTCTTGCAACCGATTATTGGCTCAAGAGACTCACCTCAACAGACTGGTGATACGTCACTTTTAAGCTCGGCTATTCAGTCATCGCGCCCAGACTTCGAAAGAAGATTCTCAGCATCGAGCTAGTAACAATAGAGCATGAATTCTTTGGTAATCAGTCAGTTGAAGTTTTTGAAATAAAAATTGCCGATATTTGAATTATAACTGTGAATCTTCTGTGAATCCAAACGGTGTACCCGGAAATTTAAAGCCATTCAAAAAGGGCCACGATGAGCGTCGTAATCTTAAGGGACCGCCCAAAAAACTGCCTGAATTAAATGAGCTATTAACAAAGGTTCTTGGCGAGGAAAAAGATGGCCGTACTGCTGCTGAGGCTATTTTAGCCGCCATGAGAGCAAAGGCGACCCGTGGCGATGTCAGGGCGGCAGAAATGCTTATGGAGAGAGCCTACGGCAAGCCAAAACAGGATATAAAGGTAGAGACAACACAGGATCAAGTCATCATAATTGGAGGTCAGCAAATCAAATTCTAAAGTTCTCTTCGAGCCATTCCCCCGGCAGCAGGAGTTCATCGAGGCTGTTTTTTCCTGGAAATACTCGCTTTTATGCTACGGCGGCGCCATCGGCGGCGGCAAGAGCTTTGTCGGCATCGCTACGCTATTGTTGCTATGTCGGTTCTTCCCTAATTCGAAATGGGTGGTCATCCGCGAGTCGGTTCCCACCCTGAAGAACACTTCCCTCCAGACCTTCAAAAAGTTACTCCCGACCAATTTCCTTAAAAAAGCCAACGAGACCGACCACGTCTATACATTCACCAATGGCTCCCAGATCCAGTTCATGGCCGAGGACTACGTCAGGGACAAGGAATTCAACCGGTTCCTGGGGCTTGAGGTGAACGGCTTCCTCTTGGAACAGATCGAAGAGCTACAGGAGGACCTGCTGAAGGTCTGTTTCATGCGAGCAGGCCGTCATAAGATCGACAAGATGCCCCCGCGGCCGCTTGTGATCTGCAACATGAACCCTACACTATTATGGCCAAAGAAACGCATCTATGACCCATGGTCAAAGGGGGAATTGCCGGCGGACTGGTTCTATCTGTCGGCAAAGATTTACGACAACCCGGTACTGGCAAATGACAAGATGTATATGCACAACCAGACCGTGCACCTGGACGAGCTGACCCACAGGCGCATGATTGAGGGGGACTGGACGGCTTTTGCGGTTGAAAATGCCTTCTTGTACAATTTCAAGCGCGAAAAGCACGTAATTCCGTCGTACGAGCCTAACCGCCACCTGCCGCTGCTAGCCACCTGGGATTTTAACGTCGAGCCCATGACGGCCAAAATTGGACAGCGCCTGACGCCGATGCGGGCCGGCTTTTTCAAGGAATACGAGCTTTCGCCAGGCAGCACAGAGGAGATTTGCGACAAGATCTTGGCCGATTTTCCCATGTATATTGGCAATATCGAGGTAACCGGCGATGCATCCGGGCGCGGGCGCACGGCTATCACCCATGGAAATTTGAACCATTACCGGGTAATTAAAGAAAAGCTCAAGCTGCACGATAACCAGCTATTGGTTCCCGGCGCCAACCTCGCGCACAAAGACTCCAGAGTATTGTGCAATTCAGTCCTGCAGCACGCGGAGTTCTTTATGACTGAAGCCTGCGAAGCCTCAATAGCCGACTGTTTTAATGCCCAGGTGGATGAATTCGGGGAAATTAAGAAGACCAAAGAGCACGGGAGACATCATTTTGATAACACACGCTACGGAATACATGCTTGGTTTTCGGACTTCCTCACCAACCCGGGCAAGTATCATTGAAAGCACTTTCAAATTAAAAGTACTAATATGTAGTGGGCCTTCTCCCTGGATGTATTAACTTTGACGTGGTGATTCGTCTAGGTGTAGTATTCCATTGAACAAGAGGTTCTTTCTAACAGATTGAACCTCTTCTCGTTTATAGGTATTATATAATCCTTCCCCTGTATGAAGGCGGGTTTAAAAAGCCTTTCAGCCATCCATTGACCGGGTTTGTTGCCCACTGGAACTACCCGGATTTCACCCATTTTTACCCATACCCACTTGTTTTTCGCCGATCTCTGTTATTCGGCAGGCTTTAACAAGTCTTGCAAAACCTTGCTTTGGCATAAAAAGCAAAAACCAGTCTTTTGGTCTGATACACCGAAAAAACTGGTTTGCTATAGTTCCGGAACCGATAGTATCAGTAACGCTTCCGGACTGAGCGTCAAAGATAAGAAAAATGGATTGAAATGCCAGAGCTGATAGTCTGATTCGAACAGACGAACATCTGGTTTGCAGCCAGAGCCGTTAAGCCACTTCGGTATATCAGCAAAAATCCTCGGTGCCGCAGCGACTCCAGCGTCCTCTACACGCGCATGGCTAGTCCAGATGCGCCTAAAAGCCAGATCATTCGATCAGATAAGCCGGTTATCGACAGATGGCATCCTAAGGCCGCTAAACCCAAGGACTCATTAAACCCGGCCACCGAGGAGAGCAAAGTTAGGATATTATTGGAATTGTACGTACACTTGTCCGTACATTTATGAAGGATGTAAGAAAAAAACGGGTCGAGGTTCGGTTTAATCAATCTGAGTGGGATTGCCTGGCCGTAGCGGCTGATAAAAAAGATCTGACCGTGTCCGCTTATATCCGCAAACTTGTGCTCGAAAAATGTCAAAAGAAATGAAAAAGCTATTTTTTGCCCTTATTCTGCTGTCCGCCTGCACGGCGCACGACATACAGCCTTATCAATATGAGGTGAAAATGACCATCGAATACGAGACCGGCGACGTCCATGACGACCTAATCTCGGTGGAATCATTCTCCCTGCCGAAATCGTCCGGCGACCTAGTGACCGTGCGCGACGGCTGCCTGCAGCAGATATACCGGCAAAAGTCGCTGATCTGTGGGGTGTCGAAATACTATGTGTCGTCTTATATTAGGGTGAAATGATTCTGACCACCACCTGCAACCAAGAAGAATTCGAGGCTATAAAGACCCACGCTTTGGCGTGTGGGCTGCAGGTAACCGCGGCGCCTGGCTTCATATACAAGAAGGGGAATTGGATTGTCGGCGGAACGCAGGAAGATGAAGCACATTTCAATGACCGCATTCCATCCGAGTCAATGCCGCCATGGCTATTCCTGGCGGCGCTTAAGAAAGAAGAGCATCACATCAGGTCCATGTTCATCGTGTGCGAGAACGGAAATGAGCGCGATGAGGTGGTTAAACATTTCGTTGGCCGTGGTTTCAAAGAACTGGAACGAAACATTCCTGATGGGCTTGCCGTCTGTGT